CACACCTTTAGGACCCCCTTCGCCATTCAGATTTCCTCCCTCGCGGGAGGAGAAAAGAATGCAGGACTGGTTAACCTAACCAAGTCCAAGTCCACTTCATATGGGCAGAGTGGACATCTGCGTAGTAACCCGGGTCGAGGGCTCTCTCTATTTTTCGAATAGAGGAACCGTACTTCCCGAGAGGACTATCAGATGAATCCCGAGTTAGCTCCTTTCTAAGGAGCTCGCTCCATGCGGCTTCACGACGGGCTAACACCCTCGTATAAGACTGCGGGATTCGATGTTCATACCGCTGCAGGTCATAGTTCCACCTACGGCGATAGAAAACATCATTGCTAGCGCAAGGACCAGATCTTATACAGCCTGGTAGCTGTAAAGAAGTCCTCGGCAAAGGTATACCGTGAGCATGATCAATTATATTGACCAAACTTACGGTGTTATCAATGCCAAACTTCGCTATGAAAGAATTAGCGAGATCTGCGTCAGTGATAGCACTACTACTCGATGCACTGATGAACTTCCGTATTCGAACGGGAGTGACGTCTATACCTTTATAGAAATCACCACCGCAGGATTCACGAAAGTAACCAACAGTGTAGGATTTGTCCCGGTTGACCTTAAGGCCGACCGATTCAAGTCCATCCATTACGATCTTCGCTTCATTTGCGAGGACTATAATGTCATCACCATAAACGTAAACCTCCGTTCTGTCTCGGCCCTTAATAACATCAAGGGAGCGATGATTAGAGTGGAGTCTTACGCTTTGAATACTGGCAAGGCTTATGGCCCAAAAGACCAAAGCCTCAACTGGGAAGCAAACAGAACTGCCCATAGGGGCAAATTTGTTAAGCTTCACGATCTCACCGGATGGCAGAACCGTTTCCTCGGAGCGACAAGCTTCAAGGGCCTCGACCCAGCGAGGAGGAAATAAACTCCTCACAAGGGCCAGGGATACACGGTCAGATGCGTCCGACAGATCGAGCGTAGCAAAATCGCCGGTTTCACTAGCGAATTTAGCTAATGCTCGATTGATGTCTTGGTCCTCGAAATTAACGTAGGACCTGGTGAGAGGGTTAGTTTGTAGCTCTCCGTAGAGTTTCCGCATGAGACCTTGCTGAATAAAAAGTAATTCAGCTGGCTCACAGGATATTATACGGGGGCCACGACTGTCCTTAGGCACGAGACAAACTCGTGCTCGGGGCAGGGACTCTACTGCTTCTTCAATCTTATCCATCTCATCAACAAGATGGGTCGAGTTGTAGAAGAAGTATTCAGGATATGAAAATATAGCGTCAAGTTTCGCGTAATAGCGAAGCTTGTGCCATTTTTCATGATTCTTCGTACGACACGCGGTTGCACCGGTGCCGTGACACGGCCTGATGTCCAAAGGGTTACTGTTACATAATACCCGATGGATGATCCGGCGTGCCAGAACAATGATTTCATTATTCTGGTCGAAGGATAAAGGAAGCTCTGAGTCAATCTTTTTAAAATTGGCCAGAAACTCATCTTTAACATCCTGATCAAAGTCCACCTCCAGTTTGTAGAACATTAACGTCAACTGACGATAACAATCTACAGCCATGGGGTCGCCGCTCAAACAACCAGCCAGACACTTCCCAAGAAAAATCGGGAAGCCATTCTCATCCAGTTTAAAGTCTGGAGGAGATGACCACTCGCAAATGGAATGGTATCTGTCAAGTGCCTTCCCTAATCGAGGAAGAACTTGGGTTAAAAACGGCAAGCCCTCGTTACGCAGTCGCGTTTTAAAGGTCGAAATATCTTCCTTCTCAACGTACTTGCGATAGCGCAGGTTAGTCGCCAGGTTTTCCCAGATTTCCGGGAAAAGGCTTTTCAGGTTACCAATGGTATTCATTGACAAACCTCCAAGAAGCATAGCCATGACAACGCCTGGGTTACAAGCCAATCAACTACTCCGAACAGAATAGCCAAATCGCTATTGGTTTGGAAGGAACGTAGGAATTACTTCCTACGCCTCTTACGAGGCTTAGTCAACGAAAAGAAGAGGAAATCTCTAAACTTCGTTGTTAAGTACCTTAGTAACGTTCCCATTGGAGCCTCCTTCTATAAGGAAGTCGACCAACCGGTTAACGTTCTCTATCAAGAGAGCGTTCGTTACAGCAGTGTTGGACGGGCGGACGATGACCATATAAACGGACATCGTCGCAGGCACCAAGTTAGCATCGACGACTGTGTCGTCGATGCGAACGAGGTGCCTTTGTTCTCCATTCTTTCCAGTGTCGTGAGACACTGAGAGGACTCTTTCGTTGGGCAAAGTAAGCCCAGCCACAGAGTACTCTGATTTATTTAGATCCGCTGCTCTGAGGTCGAACACAGAAGTATTTGTGTCGACATCGGTAGCGGTATCTTTCGAAAGAGTGAGACTTGTTCCCAGAGACATAGTATGCTCCTCCCCACGAGGGGATGATGTGTGCAAAAAGTGGCACGATGTTTCTGCCAAAAGGCAGCTCAAGAGTAAGCGGATGCCTACCTTGAAAGGCCCAAAGCAAGTCCTAAAACGAACTGCTTTGAGGTTGGCAATCTCCACCCTAGTGCGAAGAGATCTTCGGTATGGGGGAAGATAGGCATACGATGGAAAAAAGTTTCCGATCGTATGGCGCCAGGATAAACAACCTTTGGAAAATCGCTCGAAGCGAGCGAGGTTACAAAGGTGTCAATGAGAAGCGACTGATTATACTGGAGGTAAGAATCCACCAGGTGTATCGGCAACTCCAGCGTATCGAATTTGAAGCCATTCAAATAACCTCCCACGTTGATAAACCAATCAACGACGAAGGAAAAAGGAACAGCTTCCCAAATGATAGCTGGATTCAACTCAAACCCTAAGAGGTCCAAAAAACCTCTTATTTGCCGTTGCAAATTAGACATGGCCGGAATCGGACATGGACGATAGGCAACGTGGGCGGTGACCTTCCTAGTAAGAGTCCCATTCCAACTGGTAGTTTGACCAGAGGATGGCTTATTACTAAGCTGACCACTCTTGTTGACAGAATCAGAAAGGATGGTACATCTCTTCTTGACAATAGTGCCAAGAGAGTCGTTCCAAGCCTTGATCTTAAGCTCGAGCGAACGGACTGAACCAACCATGGCAGCGACGTCACTAACAGTGGGTCGCCAACCAAAGTTGTAATTCAGGAACCCGCCAGCAACGTTCTTAACGATACTAGAACGCCTAGACCAGAGAGCAAACAGAGACTTAATGTCACCCAACTCTAACAAAAAGTTGGGAACACTTAACTCTGTTAGATCCGGTCTCATCCGCGAATAACCTTCGTTGATGTAGGATAGCCCAGACCCATTAAGCAATGACGTATCGAACGATACGTTAAAGGCAGAAAGGGCGGCGGCAACCCCAAAGGCATGACCAGGAGCTGAGTTTGCGAAAATATAGTTACCAGGTAAATCGGTAACAGATATAGTCGGACTCGCGAGACTAAGAGCATTGTAAGTAATAGCTCCTCCGTCTCGGTACTCCTCTAGAACCTTTTTATGAACACATGTGTTTGAGAGCTCAGACTTGTCTCTCGCACGACATGCGTAAGAGATCGACTCATCAACGGAGCGCAACGTAATTGTACGCGCTCCGAAAGACGAAAGCAAAGTGCCAGCAGGGTACGAACGAATCGTACTAGCGGGATATGCCTTCGTGATGGGTAGACTTCTCGATTTGGCAACTAAACGGCCATTTCGAATAAACATGGTTCTGGTCCTTTCTAGACTGATTCCGGCACAATGTGTCGGCGCGCGCTAAGGCGCGTTGGACGGGTCCTCATCGAAAGATGAG